CCAGGTCATGACAATGACGTCTGCGTTTTTAATAGGTGCAAGTCGTGCGTTTTTCTTTTTTACGTTAGCGTGGGTTAATGTTTTAATAGAACACGTTGTTTTATTATCATATGCACGGTACGTAGCAGTGTAAGGTAAAAGATGAGACTGAAGGTATCCAGATCCAGCACAGACTTCAATGACATGTTTATTTTCAATAAACGGTATTAGTAATTCTACCACGTCCTTGGTTAATAAAAACCACGCTAATTCTTTTGTATATAGTTGTCTAACACTAAAGATATCGATGTCGTTTCGATGTTTAATCATAGACAAATCTTGGCGAATTTCGTCTTTAGTAAATAAAGTTTTAGGGTTTAATAATGGAAGAATCATTTTTATCATTCCTTTTGTTAAAGTCAATAAAGTAATATACACCTGAAAATATTTTATTTCTATGTTAATCTTATGATTTTAAAAAGATTAACACAGAAATAAGGATTTTAACCATGTCTCGAACTTTACGGTTAAAGAGGGGGACAGCAGTTCAAAACGATGCCTTCGTAGGGAATAAAGGTGAAGTCACCTTTGATATCACCAACAAAACCCTAAGGATACACGACGGTGTAACCATGGGGGGCATATCCACTGTTAAGTTAACGGATGTTTCGTCAGCTTTGGCCACTGCGTTTATGGATCATTCCATTAGTACGGACCATGACGATTTGTATTACCGTAAGGAAGTAGTCGATAGTTTGATAGCTGCTGCAGAAACAGGGAGCGTGGATTTTGATGCTCAGAATACGGATCTTCTAATTGATGGGGTAACGTATGGTTGGCGAGACATCGTCAGTGAGATACGTGTACGTGGTACAGGGGTTAACAGCCCCAGCTGGTCAGTTTTTCGTAACGGTATATACGCCTTTGAGTTTGAGGCCTCTAAAACTATGGAGTTTTGGGCCAGTTTCCACATTGACCATGATTATGCAATGGGCACTAAGATATTCCCACACGTGCACTGGTCGCCCAACACAACGTCAACCGGCACAGTTCGGTGGGGGTTTGAATACACCGTAGCCAAAGGACATCAACAAGGACCTGATTCAGTGTTTGGGCCACCGTCTATTGTGTATGTGGAAACCAATATCACTCAACCCAGTCAGTATATGCACTTCGTAACGGAAGTGTCGGATGAACAGGCCATCCCCGCTACTTTGCTGGAGCCGGATTCATTAGTGAACATTCACTTTTTCCGTGACGGAGGAAACGACACGTTCCCTAACAGTGTGTTTGCATTCACAGCGGATTTACATTACCAGACCGCCCGTATTGCAACCGTTAATAAGGCACCCGATTTCTTCGGCACAGGAGTATAAATGATGACGCTTGAAGAAACGATGTTAGCGCTGGAATATATCTACCCTGGATGTGAGCGAGTGTTGGATGGACAAAATATTATTTGGTTAGATAGCCGACCCTATCCCACCGAGACTGAGCTTCAGAACTCTCTTTATCAGGCCCAACTGGAAAAGGCTAAGCGCGACAAGTTAGCCCACATAGAGGACGTCTGTGTAAGTAAAATGGAAGAGTCCATGCCATGGGATTTCAATGGTACTATAGAAAACATACAGACACGCCCACAAGACAAAGTTAACTTGTTGGGGATCGCCATTGAAGCCAGACATCTTGATAGTCTAGGGTTTACTGGTATTTTCACCCCATTGCGGGTAGAGTCAAATGTGGAGTACCCCATAACCCCACAAGAGGGTGTGGCTATCACGTCTGCAGCTTTACAACACATCGTTGATAAGTATAAACGGTGTTGGTTATTGAAGGACGATGTTCGCGACGCCACGACACTAGAGGCCGTTGAGAATGCTACATGGTATGAAGGTCCGTTACCGCGTCCTGAATAAGTAATTTCTTACCGTTCTGACATCATCTATGCGATGGGTTATAATCGCTTAGTTGTTAGTCGTTAAAAAGAAGAAAGGAATGAACATGGACCAGTACTTGATCTTCTCAACTACGATGCGTAAGGTGATCCGCAATGGTTGAGACGACTACTATTTTCGTTTTGGTTTCTTTGTGCGTTTTAGCCCCCTTTGGCTTAACCACCCAATACGAGTCGTGTTTTAGTGGTGTGTCTAATCTCCTGTGTAAGGAGTTAAACAAACGACTGACTCGCTTTAGTGTCAATAGATTCTTTTTTAATCCAACAGTGTCTGGTGGAGACGTTTCCACAGAACTGACGATTAAAACGCTGTAAAAGTGTTTTTTGGTAGTGTTCAGGGTATAGGAGAAGCAGGGTCTCCTTTAGAGTGCCTACAGGTCTTGGTTGACCTAGGCACTCGCCTGAGCTTTATGCCGAAAAAAAAAAGAGCCCCCCCTAAAGGGACTCTTTGTCGTAGACTTATTCGTCGATTGCGAATCGCAACACTTCTGAACGATTCTCTACACTCTCGATGAGGTCTCCCAATGAATCGAACGAAGTTTCGTCGGGCGAATACTCCAGAGTCAAGGTCAGGAAGCGGCCACCCCCGTTCTTGACTTCGATACCACCATCTTCCAGGTAACCGATCAATTCATCAAGCACAACCTCACGAAGGCGTTCACGTCCAAGGAGACGTTTGATCTCCGAGTACTTGATGGTGAGAACAATAGTTTTATTCTCATCGATACCACCCCACATGACAACCTGGGCCTGTTTTCTACGCATGTTGTCGAGGATGGTGCGGGCGAGAGAAGGGACTGATTTATGCATTTTACATTTCCTTTTTTTGCTGGTGACATAATTGGGGGACCGAAGTCCCCCTTTCTTAATGGTGCTTCAGAGCATCTGGATTATAGAGATTTACAAAGCGGTGATTGTAAATGTCTATTTTAGAAAGTGCAGCGCGCTCCCAGTCAGGGCGGGTAACTGAGGGGTTGAAAAAATGATCCGCCCCACCTGTAATATCCGGTAGCTCCCCCTGTACAGCCTGGAATGCTATCTTAGCCGACTCAATGAAGGATTCCTTTTCCTTGGGGTTGGTGAGGCGAATGGTCTTAAGGCCTTTAAGTTTATACTCAAAAGCCGCATGTTTATTCACATTCCCACAGACGGTGTTGGGGAAATAACGTTGGTCTTCAACACGGCGTGTGATAACATTGGCAACTGCCACCTTCCCCATATACCCTTCCCCACGACTCTCGAAATGAACAGCCTCTATCATACAGAGGTATTCATTAAGAGAACTTTCCATCGGAACGGGTGACGTCGCCATCACCCATGCGATGACGTAGTTTGCAAAAGTGTCCGTAATCATTCAAACTCTCCTTCACCGAACAAGATTCCACGTACAGCAGCGTATGGACATTCCCCCCTAATCACTGCATTCAGGATGGCCCCAAATGTGACCAACCCAGTTGCTATACCGAGCATGGTCATAAATATTGCGAGGTAATGGAGAATAAACAGAATAGTGTCTACGTTATACATGATCAATCCCTCCTTAGGGATGCGGAATTTAAAGTTGACTGAGGACTCAACCTAACAGGTGGTCCCAATCAATCATTATAAGTAACAAAACAAACCCAAACCCGATCAACTCGAGCTTGAATTTGTGTCTACGGAAAAAGGTTTTCATTCTTAAACTCCTAAATAAATTCATCCACTCTTAAGGATTCTACATCAACGTCGCTGACTGAGTAGAACTTCTGACTGTTACGGGTTTTGATGTAGTTCTGGTACAACCCTTCCAAACGACCCGAGAGTTCTCGGATCATCAAAGCTTTGGCTAATTTGGCCATGTCATGGGACAACTCAGTCCCGTCCATGACCACAGTGGGACCAGCCCTGGATGTTTGCTTGAGATCCCTGAGGAGTTTTTCGGTTTTACGGATCTCCCTTACGATCCCTTCAACCTCACTCATGTCCACCCGGATTTCCCGGAACAACTCAGTGCGACTTTTATCCATTGTGTTTCTCCTTAGAAACTTGAGTTTTTACTAAAATAACTTTGATTAGTTTATGTAGCACATTCAGGTCTGTAATATATACTTGAAAATTCTTTATTTACAGCATAAAGCCAGGGGTTAAACCCCCTGGCGTTTATACTCCCGGTTACGCTTAACCAGTTCATCAGAAAGAAAGGTTATATTAGCCCTCTCCTCCTCCAACAAGGCCTTCTCGGGGGTTATATTGGTAGTACCTGGCCTCATTACCACTCGGTGTAAATTCACCCCAGACATGATAATATAGCGCTTCAGGGCAGGTACCCCTAAAACAGTTAACGATTCGGAAAAGATCCGATCGGTTTCGGCCCGGTTGATTTCACGATATTCCCCATCCACCATCACTAAACCATAGTCACACAGGTAGTCGTGTACGATAGCGGCTTGACCATATTGCCCCCAAGGGGGGAGTATATTCCATAAAGGTCGTGGGATAGAAGCACCATCCGTCAGATACCCTTTAGGGACTTCAACCCACATCTTGGAATCGGGTGACCCGATAAAATAACGAAAGGTGTTGACCACACACCAATAGTCTCGACCTAACTGCTCACTTGCAGCGTGGTCATAAATGGTCATGGCGTATGCATCAAACTGTTTAAACGTCATCAGTTCCATTACACTGTCCTATGTTAAGTAAAAATTTACTTTATCATAAGATGTGATGGTAAATTACTTATAAAAAAGAACAGGTTAAAAAATCAATGGTTATGGATTCAATGCTGCAAACATGGCGTCTATTTCAGCCTTAGTGTAGTACCTAGTATCGTGATCGTCACTTGCAACGTGGTCCGACATCGCTTTAGCTTGCAACACGTCAGTAGTTGAAGTACTTACACGACTATCAGTTGTTGCTGGGTTCACTTCGGCCCCCGACTCAATTCCATCCAACTTTACCTTATCGGTAGGTGTCATTGGTCCTGCAATGAGATCAGTGACGGGAGCGATATCAGCTCCTAAGCCTCCAGTGCTGGATTCAATGGTAATTTCAGTGGCGGATTGGGTAACAGTTATATCGGTCCCCACATTGACCTGTGCACCCGTCTCAATACCGTCTAATTTTGTTTTGTCAGATGAAGACATCAGACCCGACAATGTTGTTGTAGCCGTTCTAAACAATTCGATACCGGCATTAATTGCTTGGCGTACTCGCTGTGCGGTCCACGCGGTGCGGGTAGTATCTGTCCCAGCTTCAGCCGTTACTTGAGTGACCGTTTCTGCAGTCCACTCTCGGGAATCAGTCAACCTGGAATCAGACGTTGACACCTTTCCAGACAACGCCGTTTCAGTAGCGGTAGATATCGGTTTGTCGATATCTGCAGTATTGTCCACATTGCCTAAACCTACATCAGTGGCGTCTAAAACAATGGCGCCCAGTCGACCATTAACACTGGTGACAGCATCAGTATTATCGATCTTTTCCCAGACAGTACCATTGGATACAATCCAGTCACCAACACCGTAGTCGACACTGTTAAATGTACCTGCGACGCTAACGACATAATAATGACCTTTCTCAACAGGGGTCACTGTCAATGCGGGCGTGTTAGTAGAGGCGTTCCACGCACCCTGATACTCTACCTGTCCAAGAACTGAATCTGGAAGTTGTGTACTGGGAATCTTGCCACCACTATCCAAAGTAGCAACACCGTCAGCTGTCCCTTTTTCAGAAGAAGCAATGCGGGAGTTGGCGATATCCAGCACTGCTTGTAACTCATCGGGTGTGACGTTCAACGAAATGATATTGTCGTTGGCATCACGAGTGTATATACGTTTGTCGGCTAAATTTATAGCCAGCTCAGCGATATTGATGTTGTCAGTGGTAGGTACCTTACTTGGTACAGATGAGTTTTTTATGATGATGTTACGTGTGGCCATGGAAACCTCAACAACCTATACAGGTTAATGTAGTGAAAAAAAATGAGTGGAAATTATCCAATTCCCATAGAATAGGTTGTTATTAGAAACAAAAAAAAATAAATAGACCGCATAAAAGGACAGTCTTATGACTGTCCAAGAATGACACCAATTTAAACGTCTGCTTTTGTCCAGCAGCACTTCTTAAACTTTTTACCGCTTCCACATACACATGGTTTATTACGGTAACTGTTCTTGCGTCTGAGAGAGATCTTAACGCCTTTAGGGACGTTTTTACCTCGACTCTTATAACTTGTAAGTTCACCCAACCACGCCTTATCGACGCTCTCCGGGTCCACTTCAAGTATATCTGATTCGTTTAGTTTCTGCACGGTATACCCTTTATCTTCTAACAATGACATAACAGCGGGTATTTTTGAGTTACGTCCTGCACCAGTGATGATTATCTTTTTTGGGTTAGCTTTCGTTTCTTCATCAAGTTCTTCGAGGAATTGATCATCCAGTTTACTTGGATCTACAAACCCAATCGACCCTGGATAATGGATTAACTCCCCACTCTCTAATGCGATTGTCTCTAAATGGGAAGATAACTCGTCCTCCAAGTAAGTAACCTTATCATCCATTATCATCACTTTAAGGTAAAGAGGACTAAGCCTCTTTAATATAGACTTAAAAAAGTTTTATTTCAACTAGGAAACGATCTTACGATCCTTTCCTTTTAAACCGTCTCGAACCCCAAGTCGGTAAAGACCCAAGTGTGGTCGTTGAATGTATAAAGAACATCCGTACTTTTCACCGTGACGGTATCCCAGATCATAGCTACTTTGTTTACGTTGACTGGTTTTGCTCATTCAAAAGAGTTCCTAAAAGTTTTAACTTTTTTCTTAATGTCACATAAAGAGAGGGTATCACCCCTCCCTATTTGTTTTGTACTGGAATACCTTTTTTAAGGATTCAAACTTTGGAAAGTTGAATACCCTTACCCAATTTATACCCTCGGTATAACTGGCGCTGCCGATTGATTATGGTATTTACCGGAACGATCGGAATACGAAATGTTACAATTTTCGCCTTGAAAAAATATAACTTGGCAAGAACCTTCCCCTGCATAAATTTTAGCGGGTAGAGGAGTGGTGTTAGCGAACTCTAAAGTTACGTGACCACTCCAACCCGGCTCTAGAGGGGTGGCTAGACAATTTATACCACACCTGGCATAAGTGGACTTACCCAACACTACCCCTAAAACATTTTTAGGCATATTAATTAATTCTTCACTATATGCCAATACAAATGAGTTGGGCGGTATGATGCAAACATCTCCTTCAAAATCCACAAAAGAACTTTCTGAAAAATCTTTTGGGTCAATAATGCTATTGTTTACATTAGTGAATATTTTAAACTTATTACCTACCCTCAGATCGTAACCAAAACTAGATAGACCAAAACTTACTATTTTATTCCCATTCTCTAATTTTTTAACTTGAGTGTTGTGGAAGGGCGTTATTAGCGGAGTATTTTCTTTTACACACAAAGCTTCAATTTGATTATCTGACAAAATCATTTTTTAGTCTCATTATTAACTAAAGGATTTAGTTGACAATTTCACAAGGGACATTACCACGGAAAAACATGCAATGGGCAACGCCCATTTCTGTATAAACTTTATAAGGTGAATTTGAACTGTTGGTTAATTTTAATTTTATATGTCCTTCAAAACCAGCTTCAATAGGCGTGGTGTTAATCAAGATAGCTGAACGCGCGTAAGTGGATTTACCTACACACACCACCATCACGTTTTCGGGGATTCGGAAATACTCCTCCGTAACCGCCAACGCATAGCTGTTAGGGGGGAGTATGAAAAACCGGTTACCTTTTTCGTCTATCTGTATGGTGGCGTCTACAAAACAACGCTCATCCGGAGACATCGGGTCAACAACACCATTATTGACATTGGTGAAGAGCTTTACTTCATCTTTAATGCGAACATCGTACCCATAACTGGTCAACCCATACGAGATGACTTTTTCACCTTCACCATTCTCACGCACTAAGTGATCAATGAACGGCTCAATCATTGGCCCACCGACGTTAGTGATGGTCGTTCCTTCAAGTGCTCGATGTGTTACACCCAGACCATCACTAGGTCGACCATTAATGGGTACCCAATCACCCGACCAGAAACTTTGTCCCGTACAGAGAGCCCGGATTGTAGCGTCCGACAAAATAGACATTCTTTTCCCCTTTTATTGTTTACATCACGCCAGTGACAGTGAGTAACCTTCAACATTATCACTATGTTTTGTCATCAGATTGTGGATGCCCTGGTCATCCAAAGAGAGATCAAACCCCAGAAGCTCGACCAGCTCGAATCGGCCGTCAACATACTTAGTAATCGCTCGAGGGAACAATCTTAACTCTTTTTGGTACACACGGATAGCCGCTTCCAAAACCCCTTTCTTGATACCATCAGCTACCAATCGACCAAACAACACCAAACCATCTGGACCAAAATCATATTTAATATCCACTACCTTCCCTGCTATGTTGGCAAGCTTAAACGTTAGGTATTCGTTTTTGAATGCAATTTCGTTGGTGTGACTCGTCTTAATGGGTCTCACGGTACAGATAGTCAAGCTCTCTTGTTCACTTAACTTCTCCAACAAAGGTAGTGTTTTGTTGGTTATTGGGTACCCGTTTTTACCGAATTCAATCAGTTTAATTTCCATGACACGTTCCTTCCAACTATTAAGGGCTGTCTGGTCCCCTTAATAACTATTTAAAAGTGTACCACACGTTTTTATCCGTTGTCCATTCGATCAACGGTCGACTATTAAAATAACCCTGTTCTTTGGCAGAGGGTTTATTTTCATAAAGATCTCTGGTACAGGACACGATCTTTTCGACACGACCCGTTCCGTTACACAGTTTTTGAACTTTATCAAACAGGTCTTCTTTGCCCACATCGTTTAACCGAATACCTTTCACGTTAACGATCAAGAGGCGGTCTTTCTGAATAACGAATGCAGCGGGACGAGTGTGGCTAAAGCCGTCAGTGACAATCGACAACTCTTTAGAAACACCCGATCGTTTTTTCAATGAAAGAGTCAAAACACTTTACCTTTCTTATTCCTGACGAAATACTGGATGGAGATCCGATGGGAGGTATTCCTCGTCTGACGGTAAATGGCCATTTTCATTCGGGTACACGATCTGGAAAACCACAAGTTGATGACCTGCATCCAATACCGTAGGGATATACGGGGCATACACATTCACCACTTTGGGTATCGACACTTTCACTAACTGGACACGATCGCCCTCATCAAAGGTAACGATGGCACCATCCAAGTCATCTTTATCAATGCCAGACAAATTGACCAAAGTGTCGCGCAATACCTGGTGACGGTTTTCAGGGTGAGCGTTGTTAATGATGATCAAATCATACCCCAACGTTCGGGAGAGCCCCACTGTGTACGTCGACCCGTATTTAGTTTTAGTATCAGCCATTGTCGATACGATACTATAACCTTTTTCTTCAATCCCTTTAGTGACGCGGTTGATGAAATTCCTGTAAATAGCACCGCTCACCACATTGAGAATAATGGATCGTTTGAATGCCTCACGCGTAATTACCTTGGTTTTGTAGGACCTGTACATTTTAATGACCAGGTCTTTTACCAGGTCGACGCCCTCGCTATCAAATGACTGACCCTTAGACTGGACCACTATTTGGTAGTGTTCCGGTGACATCATTTCTTTAAGCGAACGCAGTGCAGCTGTCCAGTTATAGCGGTTACGTTTTTTACCCATTTCTTTTTTTAACCTTTATAAATAAAAAAAATAAAACAAAGGGGGGGATAGTCATACTAAACCCCCTTTAAGTTACTTTTAACAGATCACATCCTATTAACCTCGTTCTACTCCGCAGCTCCAGACGTTGAGGAAGTCACGGTCAACCGCCTCACCTGTTAGTTGACCACTTAACGCGTTAGATGGGAGTGGGGTGAGATAATAACTTTGTATGTTGTTCACGTGCTCCTGTATCTTACTGTTCGAGATTCGGACAGTGTACAAGTTTGACTCCAATGTCAAGACGACGTCCGAATCGCTCGCCCCAGCTTTATCCAGAAGCACCAGTTTATCAGGAGACCCATTAAAATAATACACAAAGGGGATGAATCCCACATAATCCTTATTGGTGTTGACGGATTTCAAAGGGTCATTATAAGGCGCATGTAATTTTCCGGTGTGGTAGGGCGTTTTCTGATGTAAATCAATAGGAAAGGTAGTGTCACCTTCAATTTCCAAGGGGATGTGGGTTATGAGCCAGTCCGTGATATAACGATTGGCTTGTTCATAAATAGTCGCCCCTCCTATCACGTAAAACTGATCGGCTTCAATATACCGGCTATAACCGGTAGACCAATTAATCGCACGCTCAAGATCATTGAAGACGTAGTAGTCGCCCATTTGAACATCCACGTAGTGTGGGGGATCAACTGGTTCATGTTCTTTACTGACCACTACGTTGACGCGTTTTTTGAGGGGACCGCCGGGGAGAGAATCAAACGTCTTTCGCCCCATCAAAACTATGTGACCCTCTGTCACATGTCTGAAGAACTTCAAATCGGTTTTGCAGCGCCAGGGGAGATCACCTTCGTTCCCAATTACACCATTTTTAGCTACCGCTACTATCCCTACAATTTTCATACCCGACTCTCCGAGTTAACTGTTGGTTGAACTATTCAGCTGAAATAACGCGTACCGGCGGCGTTACACCAAACAAGTCTCGTTGGTTACGGCGTTCGTAACCTTTAAGGTACTGCTTTATAAGACTACTGTCCTTCGACGTTATAGGGAAACACGAGCGAGTGACATTGTGGTCACCCCACTTTTTAATTGTGACTAGTGCCACTTTTCCTAAATCCACCGCCGGTGAACTGGTTTCGATTTCGATAATCGCGGCGGCGCGATACATTTCCCTGAGAGGTATCCCTACCTCTTCAATCAGTTCTTTAGGGATTGTATAGGTCATTTCACTTTCCTTACATTAGTTAATTGGATGATATATCCCAAGTAATGATTTTGTTTATGACACGTTTTCCACTGTTTTCATGAACGAGTGCCCGCATAACCGGTTTAATAGGTGCTGGGGTAGTTAAATGGAGTATACCGCTTGCCAAGAGTGCATATTGACCAATCGGTCCTGTGGATACACACTTTAGTTTCGCTGATGTCCAGGTCACAGCGACATTACTGGGTGATATTTCCATAATGCGCGTAAGTGGATTCAGCGTAACTGGGACATCGAAATCACCGAAGGAATGTGTGAACAAGCGCTTTCCCTCTAAACGTTTAGAATTGTCTTTATCCATAAATAACTGGTGTTGACCGAACTCACCAAAAAGCCCAACCTCATTTGTGTCCTTTATCTTCTTGTCTAACACTTCCACAGGTATATGGTATCCGTTTAATGGTCCCTCATTTTTTACAATGTAATCATTTGTATCACCCGACCACTCCAGAGTGATAAGTGTGACGTCACACATTCTGGTTTTAGTCATACCGTTAACCTCTCCCCCCGCATTACTTAACGACCTTTTTTTAAAATCGGGTTGATCTTCCCAACGCATTTCTAAAAGTGTGTTTGGTGTCGCGTACAGAACCACCTTAGCTGATTTACGATCCCGAACCCCCATCAGGAGTACAGGGTAGTGCAGATCTTCTAAGGGAACCTCCTCACCTCCAACGATCACAGGGGTTCGCTCTGCCGGATAACCTTTATCCACCGTGTGGTTATCCAAGCTACAGTGGATGCGGTCCAATACCCCGATGGCTGCTTTAAGGTTTACCACCGAGTAAATTCCCTTAACAACCTCTGTATACGGTGTGTCGGGGACGTTAGTTAATTCGGCATCTACAGTATCTTTCCGTACTCTACGGAAAGGAATTGTCCAACAGCTGAGGCTCTTGAAGTCGTAGCTCCAATTCCGATAGCCAAAGTACAAATACCAGGCGTTGTCAGAACCATACTCTGTAGAGGACCAGACGAACGCCGTGGGTAAATTATGTACATTATCACGGCAATCGTAAAGGATCTGCAGAGCATCTCTATCGGGCATCTCATAGCCAATAGACTGGCAGTATGTCACACCCTCATGCCAATCACACTCTTTCCATAGAGACTGAGGGGCCACAACCCAATACTCCGTATCGGTTATATGAAATACAGTGTCTCCGTTATCCAATATCGTGCCAACATTAAAAGCTTTAGTATTAGTCATGGTTAAGTCCTTCGTTTAAGCGATGTGGGCGTCGATACGAGTAACGAGTAGCTTAAGCGTATCGTTGCTTTCGAGTGCAAGAATTGCCTGAAGAGGTACCTCGCTAGAAGGCCATATATCGGGACCGCCCTCAATTTTAAGGTCGAGGTCAGGGTAGTCGGTGATAAGCAGCCGATCGCCAGCTATGTGTGCGGTACCTAGTGACATGACCAGCGCTTGCTCTTCAGACATCCAGGTAGGATTGAGCTCCTCCAGGGTACGCGTGCCTAGGTTTTCAACCACGCCACCATGACGTGCCGTATCAATGAGCTCCTGAAAATGGTTTCCGGCGGGGGTATCTAACATCTCCACATCAAAGCTAAACAGCATTTAATCTCTCCAATTAACAACTATTAGTTAAATACGGTCAAGAAGGGGCTATGGAATTGTTGGGCTACCAGTGCCACGTGGCCCCGAACACTTCCCATAGGCATGATTGGCCACCAACCTATCTTTGAATCCCCTTTACCCGCAGGCAATATTCCACAGCCGCAAATAAATCAACAAATCCGCCCACGCGCCGAAGTACGCCATCAGGAATCTCACCATACACCACCACATCAATGCGATTGTTATAAGCAAAAGCTTGAGCTAGCACCTCACCGGCTAATTCGATGAGGATATCGGTGTCTCTATCTGTGAATACGACATCGTGGAACTGTCCATTTACCTTAACCGAATAAGGGGTTTTCGGAATAATGGCTTCACTCATATCACAATCTCCATCTAATCTATGTTTTATCGATCGACAGGATACGCTACTTGCCCCTGTAGTTTTAGCTGTTTCTGGAACCTTCGGACAGGCACTACCCAGTATCTGTTGCGCTTGTTGCTGGCGTACCAATTCCCAAGGCCAAAGTCCAGGAGCCAGGCGCTGTAGGACTTGTCCTCGGTAGAGGACCAGAAGTATATTCCAGCCAGCATGGTACAGCAGTGAATCTCCTTGAAAACATGGTCTATGAATTCAGAAGCATCGTCCAGTACCTGAAGTACATCTCGACTGGGCAACTCATACCCAATCCCTTGACAGTGGCGGCTCGCCCCTTCCCAAGTAGACACTTTCCATAGGGACTGAGGGGCTACAACCCAATACTCCGTATCCGTGATGTGGAAAACGGTGTCTCCATTATCCAGCAGTGTGCCAACCTCAATTGGTTTATCATTATCCATAGTTAACTCCTTCTTTTAAGTGATATAAGTTAATTTTCAAAGTTGTGTCAACGGGTGTCCCTTAGGGACAGTGAAACCAGAAGAGTGTTTATGTCCGCCCCCACCATACGCTTTGGCGATAACAGACACGTCAACATCACTACCGTTGAGTGAGTTAAGGCGAAAGACGCGACCTTTGTCACCATCGTGGTACGCTGCCACAAAACCGTGTGGACAATTTTGTGTTTCCAACAAAAGGTTATTGAGTTCTGACACTATATACTTAGGTGTATTGGTGACAAAGACAGAGTAACCACCAATATTCGCCATATTCAACGTGTTGTCAATATGCCAAGTAATTTTCTTCTGGTCGTCACCCATCAGTGCGTAACCCACTTCAAGGAGAATCTGTCTGCCCTCCTCGGTTCTGATACTTTCCCCTAGCCGATCCCATACTTTGAAATCAAAAAGGGTCGAGTAAAGCATACGCGTCACCGGCTGGGTGTCTTCGTGAGCAAACTTCCAAAGGTCGCGGTCACCAACATGGTTTATTAAAGGATGTCGCTCATTAATCTGTCCCATCAATTCATCCCAGGTAATCTGACAACCAGAGCGGTCCATGTCAAACACCAAATCTAAGTTAGATGGTTTGTCTACCCAACCCCCCAGTTCCTCACTGGCCGATTTGTGGTGATCGTATACCCGCACTGAACGATGACTAGCGCACAGAGCACGAAGGGTGTCCCGAGGGAATGAAAAGTCCACAATGTAGATTTCACTTGCATAGGGTTCCAACGGTGGGAGTGGTTCCCCATACGTGATTGGTATAAACCTGACATCCTCAGGAGAGGTTATATCGAAAAGACCATAGTTTTTCGGGTCCATTTGTTTGAAATACATGTAGACTGTCCAGGCTGAGGCAAAACCGTCCAAACAATCTTTGTGGTACAAGCAATAAACTTTAGCCATTTTGACAATTCCTTTTTTACACAGTTATAATTCGGTATTAGACAGGGCGGTAGCTCAAAACAATCCCCGAAATCCCTTTTCTTGATATTGACCCATTGACGTGAGTCCATCCTTGACTTAAGAAGAATCGCTCCAGGACGGCGAACTCGTCAGCAGTCAGGAGTGTTTCTCCCGAATGGGACATAAACGGGAATTCGAATCCAATGAAAGAAGAGTCCTTCAACCGATACGCCTCACGATCCTCGTCGCTACGAAGAATCTCATCGATCGTACTGATCTGATGTTTCACCTTAACGCTATTGAATTGTTCTTTGGGGAGAATGCTTTCAGGTACTACGTAATTAATATCCATTTTCATTGACTCTTAATTAAACTAATCTAACAATGCCACTATAGGCACTACAAGTGAATTTACCGGTATTGAAATCAGGTACGTTCCGCCAACCCAAGAACTGCCCCAACGCTTCATTGGTTCGCATGTATACCTTATCACGGTACACCATTGTACAAATGAAGTCATGTCCTTTCATGCTGTACGTTAAGACCAGAGGTTCATTCTCAAAAGCTTTAAGGAACTTCTTAGCCAAACGTGCCGAAAGGTATTCTGGGACATTAAACGCTGCTACAGTGAAAGGGTGGTACATCGGTATGGGTAAATGTAACTCTACCAGACTGCGCGAGTTCTCGATATGCCAATTAACCATGTCATCGCATGAGATAGCTGAAATTGTGTCAGGCATTTTCATGTTTCTTCACCTTATACACGTTCCAGGAAGGGACGCCAACCGTAGTACGAAGACACATACGAAGGAGCAGGCCTATACAGGTAAGAAACACCATCGCCACCGCGAATGACGCGGTAACTCCCTGCGGTTTCTTGACACCAGCTGAAACTCCCGTTAGGTTCGGGAACACGGAAATCGAGAATTAGGTCACTCTCGGAATACTGAGCTAAGTGTACAAAGGGCTCTTCCGACGCTTTGGTATTCCAAGCGTCGATATACGTGTCATTCGTTAACCGATAGAAAATACGGTTCCACTCCGAACCGTGCGAGTGGGGAACGTCGTAACCCCAGGCGTCTACCGTAGGGTCACTATTCGCTCCCTTAGGGAGACGAACTTTATAGAGTTGACCATTGATTTCTACGGTACGGTTCCCGTACACCACATTGACAGCGTTGATCTGATCCCAATAGATACTGTGTCGCAAAGTACGCTTTGCGATTAATAATTCGGTACCGTCTAACCCGACGTGTAGCCAGCCTGCGTCGGAGTGCTGAGCCACGCCTGCGGTTAATCCTATCAGGCTGGCTAAACCTTCTCCGTCGATTAATTCCTCTGCTGTAACCTCCCCGTACCAGTCCACTCCACCGTCACTAGCTATAACGGGTCGGCTAAAGAGCCCCACCTCACCCACTCTGGTGGATTTGTGTTTAAGCTCCCCTGACATCAGCATCTCGCGTACGGTGTTCCTGTAATTGCGGTACTGTTTCTGAACCTCTTTCAAATAAAGATTCTCACGCTTTAACTCTTCCAACACCTTAACATCAGTCATCTTCAATCTCCGTAGATACTAGTGGATTCTTTTAGATAATATATACTTGAATTATTTTAAACTAGACGTATAAAATAGAGACACCGCTAAAGCAGTGTCTCATTAGCTAATCTCTTTTAAAACACGATCTGACCAAAGTCTACATTGTAGTTTTCATCGCCTGGAAAATGGCCGTTGGGGTCCGGCATGAAAATCTGATAGAACTGGGTATCTTCGAAAAGGTCCTTCAGTTCATCTGAGTCGTATGCAACACAACCATTAGCAATGACGGATTCACGACTCACTGGAATGATACGGGCATCGTATTTGATTTCTTCATCCACCTGGAAGAAACCTTTAAGGATCGCCCCTTCCCCGCCTTTAAGCTTACCTGAGAGAGTTTCGTCACCCCCCACCATATCAGCCACGCCAGCAATAACTTCGCTTAGGAACTGTTCTGGGGCGTTTGAGGAGACCACAAACTCAATCCCCTCATGGCCAGTCAAACCCATGGTGTAGACAATGCCGGGTACGTGCATCTGTACACCGTCATCTGTTTCTTTGGTTTCAGGTGGAATCACCATCCTGGAGATCTTACCTTCGTCAATTTCTTTGCGGATGACTTTGAACTTAACCTGACTATCAAAGAACCCTGCAATACTTGTAAGGACCGGGAACAGAGAGAGAAGATCTTCTTCAAAGTTCTCAGTCAAGGCAGTGACGGCGTCCGCCACAGTGAGGTCTTCGCCCCCCACAGTTTTGACGTTCTCTTCCAGGTTCTGTTTCAGGATTTCACCTACGGCGTCATCCAACCCCTTCCCCACCAGGTTACTGATCAGCAATTTAACTTCAGTATGGTCTGTCATGTTCCTTTCCCCTTTTGTGTTGGCTATTCTATTAATCAAAATCGTCAAACATTTCGTCTTGATCGTCTCGACGGACTACGTTGACCTTATAGTCCCCAATATCCTGTTCTTGTGGCGCAGGCTGAATGTTGGAGATATCCAACCAATCTTCCATATACTTCAGTGGGTTGGAGGTAGGACATTTGTGTTCCGGTTTCATCTTGAAGTATTCATACACCGGTCGTGCGTTAAACAAGACCCACTTCTTCATAAGGTCGGCATTCACCCCCACCAGCTCACGCCCTTCTGAAAACAGGAAATCGATCCACTGCAACTCAGCATTGGTAACTTCGTCTATCAGTTTCTTGATTTTATCAGAACACTGCTCCAGTACAATCTTACCGCGCTTGGTTTTAAGCTCATTACGAAGGACCTCACGGTCCATTTCAACGTGAATTTTGAACTCGTCGTTGGCAATCTTCTGGATTGACTTACCGATCGGCTGGAAAAGACTGGCGTCACAGATTGCAAACGTAACCGCAAACGAGGACATGAACTGAATGCGTTCCAGTGCAAAGAGTGCTACCGTGAACATAAAGATTGCGTTGTAGGTATCCTGGTCATTCTCAACCAGTCCCAGCGCAAATTTGTGTCCGCGATCGTGGGCTTCACCCATGACCTCGGCAACGTGGGAAAGACGACCTACCGCTTGCTCAATCTTGAGTATCCACTCCAACACTTCAGAGGGGTCATCAAAACTGTTACGGATGATTTCTGAATAAGTAGCGGCGTGCACTACTTCATTGGACGAAATCTCCTGCCACGCGGCCCACACTTCAGGGGCTGGGTTGTACAAGGAAACAATGCCACTGATAGAACGGGAAGCCATTGAATCGGCTTCCCACTGGTATGCCAGGTTCAGCAACATCATCTCGTACGTGGCGCGGGGCACCGTTTTAAATTCAACGTTACATTCACCGAAGTTGAATTCATTTTCGTCCCACTGGAGATGTTTCATCTCCTTATACAGTTCCCAAATCTTAGGGTACCGTTTATGGATGGTGTCGAACAAACCAGGGTTTTCGCCCAGGAAGATACTGGGGTTTTCGTAATCGGATTTTTCGGTATTGAAAATGTGGCTGTTACTTATAACAGATACTTCAGACATCTTCCAAGACTCCAGATTTTTCGATGACGTGTTCTATAAATGATTTATGTAAGTTACGGATTGTCACGCCGTCGACGTTGTTAAACGCGAATTGGTGACACCATTCAAAAACCCCTAACTCACCTTCCGTTGTAGTGAATAGGTCAATAGACCCCAACGTGATGTCAAGACCTTTAACCAAACTCCAGACCAACTTAATTTGTTCTTTTGTAAACCTCCACTCGCTGCAGAAAAGAGTAAGGTGTGAACTCTTTTTATCAGGTTTTGGAAAATGGTAGAAATTTGATTCTTCACACGACGTGAACGTAGTATAGTCGATGTTGGCGTGTTTGTACGCTTCACCTGACTCGTTTTCAACGACGTTGGTTGAACGTCTACGTATGTAGATTGAGTCCCCTCCGACCAAGAGTCGAAACTCTTCCTCTACATTAGGTATGTACTCTTGAACAAAAACATCTTGGGTGAAAAAACCTTCTTGTTCGTCACTGTACGTTTTGGTGTATACTGCGTCAGGGAAGATCCTTTTAAGTTCCACCAGCGGTTTGTCTTTTGACTTTAAAAAGCGATTCAAAAGGTGGGATTTAAGTAAAACCTGGTTGGTTCCTCGTGCACCATCCACCTCTTTAACCACAACCTTAGGTACATCCGGTACTACGAATACCTGACGGTCTCCCCAACCCATACCCAAATTCATAAAAACTTTAGGTACCCTCAAACCTTCCATTTTAAGGTTAAGTAACATCACAGTTTGCATATACTTAGGGTAGCGTGGTACAGTTACGTATTGGTCACCCAACATTTTAGTGAAGAGCGAGTCTCCCCCCTTGTGTGTGAAGTCTACCATCACATCGAAGTTTTTTGAAACCCGATCACCTTCCAAACTCATTTCAGCTGAATGGTGAATTACAACGTACCTTCCCAAGGTTTCAGAATAGAATTGGGGTTCTAAAATGAATACGTTATCAACCATTTCATTTGTGTTGATGGCGACCATTATGGACTTCATTTATTAAACTTCCTTTTAAAAATGTGGATATAAAAGAATTGGAAGGACTCTATAAAAAGAGTCCCCCCAGTATTCAATTACAGTGAGCAGGCACCGCCGACACACCCTTTCTCTTCCACGTCTTCTGCTTCTACCGCTTCTTCGAAATGGACACCGTCACTGGTGCGCATGTTAACGTAGTAGCGTGACTTAAAGCCGAGCTTCGTCATGTAGAAGTAGTTCTTCAGGAGTTCTTTAGAGGTAACAGTCTGCCCCATCAACAACAAGTACCAAAGGTCTGCTGAGATAGACTGGTCTGTAAACTTGAAGAAGATTGCGTAGCATTCGATCATGTCCTTAACAGGGATCTCGTATGCCAGTTCGTAATACTTACCCAGTTTACCTGACTCAGGCGCAGCCCACTGTATAACGACGTCACTGTCCCCTTTAAGCTGGGAGAGCCTACGTATAGGATAGATACCGTTCGACGTTCCTGAGGCCTTAGAGGAGGTCTCAGCAGGCATGTGTGCCACCAGACAGCTATTGCGGATACCACCGACTTCAACAATCTCTTGTCGGATAGTTTCCCAAGGGTACACAAGGTCGTTCGGGACAACAGAGTCCACCGTTTTCTTATAGGTGTCAATCGGGAGCCAACCATCCACCCACTTGGTTTTATGTATCCAGGGAGCCGGACCCAACTCTTTAGCAAGCTGAAGGGAGGCTTTGATCAACATAAACATGTGACGTTCAGCCAACCAATGGAGGTATTGCTTACCTTCCTTGGTGGAATACTTCTGTCGATGTTTAGCCATGTCATGTGCCACACCTACTAGACCGACGCCTGCATTAAGTCGACTGGTGGCTGTCACCTCCAGGTGATCAAAGACGTAATCGTTTTTGTGAATGCACACGTCGATCATCAGAAGGGCGTAGTACGCCGTGGTGTAATACTCTTCGTCATCTTTGATGTTGGCAGGGATAATGCCCGCTAGACTACAAAGTGCTATCTCACCTTTACCGTGGTCCTCAGACGAGTAGAGGTGTTTCATGTCAGGATAACCCGCTGTAGGAAGGGCTATTTCCAAACACTGTCCGGTGAGGATGCCGTTGAACATGACTGTGTGTCGAAGCGGTTCATTCAAACAGTACGTATCGTCTTGACGTCCCTCATCAATTATATCCACCACTTTGATAAAGTGGTTGGCGTTACGATTAGGTTCGTGCGGGATCACCACAAGACGACCCAGAGGGATACCCATCCAAAGTAGTTTCTGTGTATCGGTACTGTTTATCAGCAGTCGCCAAACCTGTTTACAGAAGAAGTCACCTTTACCACCACTACCGTCGTTTAGTGGCATTTTTTTGTAACCCTCATCAGCCCCAGCCACAATCTTAGAGTTTATACCCAAGGTTTGAAGCATCAGCTGAATGTCTTGCAGGAATTGCCATTCTGTAGACGATGCGGTCAACTGCTGGTTATCACCGTTACGGTAAACACAACCATCCCCATCTAGGTAACCAGCTAACCAAGTGAGTCTATCCTGAACCGTATATTCAGGGCCAGGTACAAAGAACTTGGGTTTAAGATCGTTGTAGTGTTTATAGATTCGGTTATATTGCTCTTGTATGGTCCAGTTGTCTTTACCACCTTCGAAGCGGTTAATCAACAACATCTTTTCTTGACCGTACAAATAGATACATTGACCTTGTCTGGTATCAGAACCGTCCGCACTATAGAAGCCGTTGATGTACGCCTTATCCAATGTTTTATATCCTTGAATAAGTGGCAGGTCAAACTTAGCCAGCTTATGGCCAGGCTTCAGCTCATATGCACGCAGTTCTTTGTACGGTTTGGTGTAACCGTCAAATACGTAGAATTTATGGTAAGGTGTACAGTCGATTTCATGTCCTGAATCGGTGACAACCTTAATCAGCTTTTGGTTGGTGCCGGTCTTCATGACTACACTTTCGGACCATTGCTCACCGTTCCAAACAACAACCTTCTGGTTAACCAGGGTCTGAATTTCTTTGTACCCTTCATTGGTAAGCAGTTTTGTTTCAGGTGCCACGCACAGATTTGACGAGTAAATGGGGTCTTTAAACGGTGTGTGTCGGTTAACCTCGTCAATCCAGAGGAGGTAAGCGCGACCTGTCTCAAACCCTTCTGTGTGTGCTGCGAGGATAATTTCGCGGGCATCGATGTAATTCTTTTTAAACGCTGGGTCGTTTTCGTAACGGTCGTAAACCTCAGCAAACTTCTGTTGGTCTGAAGAGAAGAAGGCTTCCCACAGATCAGGAGCTGACTTCTGGTTCCACGTGAAGATCTTTTCGTTCTTAGCCGCCTTCTTAGCCGCGAACTCGTTCGCCATCAATGCGTAATCCATGCCCCGAATCTTTTTGTCTTCTGGGGACATGGGGTTCTTCAGGCGCACAATGGTTTCAACTTCAGGGTCGTAGATGCTGTAATACGTGGTGCAAGCTCCACCACGACCTGCCTGGGTATTCGCTTTAACAGCCCCAACCATAGAACGGTAGTACGGGAGTTTCCCCATGTGCAAAATCGAGCCGCCCCTCACTGCATCACCCAGGGAGCGACAATTGAGGTAGTTACCAATACCGGATGACATACAGGTCATGATGTACGCGATATGGTCCCCCACTGCCAATGATTTGGCGGTATCCAACGTGGTGTAGAGGCAGCAGGAGGCGTAACCGTTATGGGGCGTGCCCAAATTGATATGGTTGGGTGAAGGAGCATTCAGCCGCTTGAGTGAAAGGGCCTCGTACCAGTTCCACAGGTCACGCATACGCGATTCTTCAGGGCGATTCTCAGCCAGCGCCATCGCCATGCGCATGTACATAAACTGCTGAGTTTCGTACACCACTTTAGTAACACGGTTGTGGATACAATACTTTTCATTGGAGGAGTGGAGTTCAGCGTAAGTCGCTTTAAAGTCACGTTTGTGTTTAATCCACTTCTCAACCTGTTCGTATTCTTCATCTGTGTAGTTCAGCTTAACCATCAGACCCATCAGGTAAAGCTTTTCATGTAATTCTTTAACGGTGGGGTGAATCCCTCCTTCAAAGATCTTTTTATTCAGGTATGCAGCATACAGACGACCTGCCATACGGTTGTACTCATGCGTACCGCGATCCAGACAGGTTTTAATCAAACGTTCTTGCAGGAGTTGAGAGTCACACACTTCGGGAAGGATAGCGACCGTATCCAACACCACCGAAGACCAATCGACATAACTACCCAGCGTTTCAGCCGCCCATTCACCCCAACCGTTCAGTTTATGGGGGATAAATTCTTCAACGGAACCGTCACGCTTGACAATATTCTTAATCATTACTTGTATCCTACGTTACTACTTAAAAACAAAGAGAAACCGAAATCGGGGCATAGAGCCTAACACCTGAACTCCCGTCGATCGCCCCTATACAAAAGACTAGTCGAGAATTCAGTGTAAAGAAAAAAGTTTTATTTTTTCCAGTTGCATACCATAGTCTTAAAACTCGGGAGGGACTTTTCACCCTCCCGTCAGACATTGAAGTTCCCCTTAAATCGGTTTATAGAACTTCTTAAACTTCGGCATCGTTAAAGTGAAGGTGTCCACACGACCCTTTTCACGCAGGGTAACTTTGTCACGACGTATAGACTCAAGAACCACTTCTTGGCGTGTACCGAAGTGTTCTTTAACAAACGCTTTACCGATTTGGTCTTCCATCCTCTCTTCCTTATTTAACTACGCTCAGATGACTTCTGGTCTTTTTGGGTTTTGGGGGTTCAGGCTCAGGTTGTGGGTCCACCAGGTTTTCAGGTCGGATATTCAAGGGGACGGTATGGGTTACACGGTTCGCTTTGATACTGAAACATTGTAACCCCACCAAACGGGTTAGCGGTAACTGGAAATATATGACCCGTCCTTCTATCCGACATTCAAATGAAATGCCTTCGTCAGTGATGCTGAAGTACTTAACAGCACTGGGTGTTATATTCAAAACCATGTGTCCTTGGGAGACATAGTGCTGTAGGTCCGAAAATGCAGGGTCGGTATCGGCACCGTTTAATATAATCTGTGCCTTGTTATTATTGTCCACACACCATTCCACAAATGCATTAACCAGATACGGTACAAATTCCTTCATCTTTTCCATTACCCCCTGTTAAATGAGTCCTTTGACATTCTTAAACGCCAACCACCACAGATAAATCCTTAACTTTAGACCTGTAAGTACTTTAGCCTTTAAGTACTCAGCACGACTCACCACGGCGTAAACCAAACCATTATCCGTTGTATAACGGTGTTTATGTGTGGTGTACGAGATTGATACGTTATACCGACTATAAAATAGGAGGTTGATGTTTTCAGACACCAGTGCGTGATATGTTCCTATCGGCCAGTCCCGTTCTATGACCGCTTCAATGAGGGTGGAAAGACTAACCACTTCAACACTGGCAAAGTCTTGTCGGTACATCACTACACCTTGTAGTTGGGTTTAAAGAACTTAATACCTTTGAGTATTTTATCTTTGGAGTAATGTACACCGTCAGAACCGATTTGGTCTTTCAATGACCGGATACATTTAAACCCGTCAACTTCAACCACATACACTTCAACACCAATATTTGCAAACTTCTCAACGGAGAGTTTTACGTCTTCTTCTGAGACACAGAACTTGGAGAAGTTGGACAACAGGACTTCGCGTTTGAAGGGTACCAGGTGTTCGGCGATCAGACCGGGGTACTTCGTTTCTACCCATGCTACCAGCTGCTCGTAATGGGGGCGTAGGTTGACGTTTCCATTTGATAGGGTGTCAGCTACTTCACACATCCAATCAACGTCTACAACCCCATCCATGATCTCCTGGGGGTCATTGGATAGAATGCCATCAAACCCTTCAATGAGTTCGCTGGCATGAACAATGATCTGGGTCGCCAGGTCGTTTTCTGTGAGACCTGAGATATGACACCAAAGAGGGATGCTAAAAAGAGGGATGCTAAGATGTTCTTCTTGAAGAAACATTGTGGTTGACTCCATTTTATTGAAAAGGGTGGTGAGGTTTTGAATGAAATAAAAGGTTTACACTGCCGTACATTAAGTTAATGTTAGACACCTTTTAACATCCACCTCACCATAAAGTGAACGTTTAACTCTATAGTAAAATGCAGCTCAATAATTAAATACGGTTCAGTATAAGGCAAAAAAAAAAAGAGTCTCCCGAAGGAGACTCTCTATTTATACCGCTACAGGGTAGTCGATCTTGGGCCAAGAGTCGTAGTCGATAAATTCGATGTCTTCGAACTTGAAGTCGTCGATCTCTTTGACGTCGGAGTTGAGTTTAACTTTTGGAATACAGTCTTTAGGTACACGACCATACTGTTCAGCCAAAAGCTCCAATTGGTCCTGGTAGATGTGTGTGTCCCCGCCTGTCCAGACAAGCTCTTTGGGGACCATGTTAGCTACCTGCGCCAACATATGGGTCAACAAGGCATACTGGGCGATATTAAAAGGATTTCCTATGGGGTAATCGTTTGACATTGCATTCGAAGAAGTTCGCTAAACCTCCCCCGTCACTTAATAGGAGTAAGTGACCGCTATACGTCACCGTATAGATTAGACTATATCACGGTGTAGTTCCCTCTACACCCCTCCCGTTTCGAACCCGCTTGGGCCCTACTCTACTCACTTCCACCAGTTTTATCCGTAGGTGTGCTTTCGATAGTCGTTTGACGTTTAGAAATAAGTTTATAGTTTTCAAATTTGGGATTTTTACTTAGGCAGCGATGGCGTATAGTCACTAGTGGAATACCTAGTTTGTTGGAGGCATTCCAATATGAAGGGTATACAACGTTGTCGATTGAAATTATGTGACCTATATCGTTAACCCTTCCCGTACTCGCTTTTCGCAACCGTTCCTTAACTTCGTCGCTGTGTTTCTTTCCATAGAAATGATTGTCTTTGCCAAAACGTCTTGGCGCTCTTTCGGACAATAATTTCTTTTGGTCTTCTGACATCGGAACGCCTTTATTTGGCGGTATTTTACCTTTATGTCGGATGGATATCACCTTCCTGACTTCTTCACTGTGGGTTTTCCCGTACATTGGGTTCTTTTCACCCAATTTGGGTTCTTGGTACCTGCGGAAAAATTCAGAAGGATCACTCACTTTCAGTTCGCGACGTTTAGCTTTATAAGTTTCACCTCTCTTTTTGGTTATTTCTTTTTTTCTGGGATGTTTAGTTAAATTATCCCCACCGCTAGCGTGACGACCTATGTTAGTCAAAGTATCTGAATTTGAAAAAGAATGAATCATTCGTTCTTCAAAACTTTTAGCTTCGGCTGCTGTAGGGAACGTCACATAGGATGAAATAGTCCAATCGAGGTATCTGTCCCAAATGTCCTGGACAAAAACGTTGTGGTGTATGCCACTTTTAAGTTGTCTAAAGTGTGTCTTTAGGCGCTTATCCAGGTCTGAAGAAGAGCCAAAATAAAACTTGTTGGCTTTCTCTGACTTAAGTATATAGAAAACATGTCTACCTTTTTTCATTACAATTACTCCTTTTAATAGAGTCCCTGTGATGAAAACTTAACTTATTTCATTTAGTAACGGGTTTTCTTCATTGCTGAAGGTCTTCCCGTTTTAGAGAGGTTATTCGACTAGGGTCACCCCTAGAAGGCGCTCGTATGTTAACGCTGATAGAGCTGACAGGAAAGTCTATGGGTGGGAAGGTTGAGATGTTCGACCACCTTTAGTACGAGTTCTTCACCTGAAGGTTCCTCACCTGTTACACAGACAACAACGCTAGAACCTTCGCGGTAGATCCCCTCCCGACCACTTTTAGTATCGAGACTTAAATCGTCGATCCCAGCCTCTTCAAAAACTTCTTCGATCGTCATAGGCTCTGTGTACCACTGACTTAACGTGTGGCAATTGTGGTTGACAATATTATTGACCGTGTATGTGTGTTCCTCCTCCACAGCAATATTGTAAACGAAATTATTCTCTGTTGTAAGATTTTTTATTTTGGCTACCTTAACCCAGAGATAATCGTTATCGAAGAATACGTTTCCGTTTTTATTGGAATCGGGGTTCCAAGAACAACGCAGTGAGTACGTATCGTTCTGGTTGACGGTGCGACCTTCTATCACCGTTGTTTTTGGTCGATGTTGTAAACCGACTCCGCACGGAATCTCTAGTTCAGCCATTAATCTCTGAAGACCGTAGGCTATGTGTGGTGAGGTCGTCGTTACCAAGAAATTGTTTTCATTTATTCGATAACCATCAGCGTCTAAGAAACCTTCGATGAAAGCTTTTTTGGCATCAAGTGTCGAATTCAGCACCCATGTCGGAATAACTTTATTGGGAGCTTTGTGCCCGAATGTCCTAAACAACTCTATCCATTTCTTGGAGTGAGTTTCGTATGTGGAAACGGTCTCACTATTTCCGGGTTTCCTTGAAATCTTTATAGTCTTCCTAAGTTTAGGGAGAATATAATCAAGCTTATCATGAGGAATAGCTATCGAAATTCGATGGTCGGATTGAGAAGACCATCCGTTACCCATATAGTAACCGAATGTGTAATAATCATCCAAGGTACACTCGACAGTGTCTTCTCTTGTTTGTCCTGACCACCCTAACTCTCTGACCCAAGTGTGGGTATGGTTTTTGTGCGACTTGGTCCTATTGATAGCAACATAGTCACCTTTTTCCAACTTACCTGCATCGACCCAACCCTTATCTTTAACAAGGAACGGATGGTTAGGGGTTGTCGTTATTGGGACCGACATATAAGCTGTCTTGAACAAAACAAGTTCTCCGCTATAGGGAGTTGTAAACTTCTGCAAGACTTTTCTAACAACACCCGTACCGGAATAGACCTCATCCCCCACTTCTAGGTCTTCTATGTTTCTATACCCTGTCGGGGTATTTACTTTATTGCCTTTTAGAAAACATGGCGGGAGTCGCATCTCATCCAGTTCAGCAACGTTCCAAGCCGATAGGATAATTCGACGTGAGTCCGGCGTTTCCCGCAACATCCGAACAATTAGTGCTAACTGATCGATCTCACGTTTAATGACAACTTCGTCACTACCCAAGTTACCCTTAAACTCAAACCCGCGCTCTTTAAACGCGTGCTCGTTTTTACGCCAATCGACCAGAGGGATGATGCGTGTGTCTTCCCAACGGCGCCATTGTTTACCGTAACCTGGACCGATGTCACCTGAAACCAGTTCACCTTGGTCATCGTACTTGGCAGTTTTGGGGTTGACCCAGCTGTCCCAAATACTGACGTTGTTCTCTTTCAGGTATTTGATGTCGGTATTGCCGTCAATGAACCAAAGGGTTTCATGAACAAAACTACGGGTGAAAATCTTTTTAGTGGTAAGGAGTGGTACCTTACCTTCTGAAAGATCATACCGAAGCTGTCGACCAAAGACAGAACGGGTTCCCGTGCCCGTCCGGTCAGTTTTGTCAACACCGTTCAACTCGATGTCTCGCATCAAACCCAAATAAATTTCGTCTACATTTTTCATAGTTTATCCTCCTTATCGAGTAACGTTAAATTGGGCGTCCCATTCAATGAAACGTTGCATAATTTCAGCGTGAACATCTTCCACGCTAACCGACCCATCAATCACGATAAACCGTGAAGGCTCAAGGTTCGCCAAATGAAGAAAGGTTAGTCGCGCCATTTCCATAAAGGAATCGTGACTTTTCTCAAGACGGTCCAATTGACCCCGCTTAATAGCACGTTCCTTGGAAACGTTATCTGGAATATTAATCAAAAACGTAAGGTCGGGTTTAAAACCGCCCAAACACCACTCGTTCAATTCCAGCATTTCCGGGATGGTTGAAGCCCCACGTGCAGTCTGATAAGTAACTGTGGAATCGAAGTACCTGTCCGTGACGACGTTCGCACCTTTATCGAGGGTGGGTTTTACTACATTATCTGTATGAAAAAGTCGAGAGGCGTAATAGAGGAGCGCCTCTGCTTTACTGGGAAACAGATTCTCCTTGCAATCCCTCAGGATGATTTCACGAATGTCTTCAGCCGTAGGCGTTCCGCCTGGTTCACGTGTCCAAATGGTCTCTAGTCCATTAACGGATTTCAGCGCTTCAGCAAACAGTTTAGATTGGGTTGTCTTGCCTGAACCATCAATCCCTTCAAAACTGACAAACAGTGGTTTAGACTTCTCGTTAAGTCCCTTATCACACAAATCCAATTCAAAACCCATCTTTTTTAATCCCCTTTAACTGCGAAACCGAAAGTCCAACCCGGTATTAGTTTTTGAGCCCGCTCCATCATACATGTCGGACACAACAACCCACCACCGGCCGGTTTACCATCCGGTTTGATGACTTCCCATACGTCATCTGAGACAATCAGGTCTGCCGTGTAGTAATGGTCACATCGTTGACATTTACAGCCTGGACCTACATTATCCATTTTAAGTGTCCTCAATAAATTTTACGGCGCGTTCAAAGTCCGATTCAAGGTAAAGATTCAGGACCGGTATATTAAAGTGTCGAGCAATCGCCACCGCTGTGGCTGTTCCACCTTTAACTTTGTACCCGTCCTTTACCGGTTTAGCGTAACAAATTACACGAGAGGAGGGACTTTCTAAGTCCCTTCCCAAAACTTGGTAAACGTTTCGAGCGTGTAAAGCCCTCACACTGTCTTTCAATCGTTCCCATACCGGGTGGAAGTGGGAGGCTATCTCTAAGGCTTCAGAGTGGTTTGTAAGACGACTTACGTCCACAGTGTACCATTGACCATCTATGTCGCCAAAACCCGACCATGGGATAAATATCTCGGTTGGGGTTGACTTAACACGGGTGGACTGTAAAGCACCCTCCAGGAAAGCGCGGTCAGCTCCCTCAGCGCCTCCTGATCGCAGACCGTATCCAAGGTCTGCTAATTTGTGCCCAATTTTAAACATCAGTGTTGTAATTTCGGCTGGTGTTTCCCGACTCCCTATACCAGCGTAAACTTTCATATTGTCCCACCTTTTTATTCATACGGACCACCCGTTTATAGAAAACCTATTCCACGTTTTCTACCCAGTGATGTAGTGGTGTTCATCGCCTCCGCCAAACTGTACTCGGCTAAGCCAGTTTCAATTTCCAGGCCGCGCCGAGAACAAAGCGAGTCCACTTCCTCTTTAGTAAGGAAACGGTATTCCAACAGCTTGTTGATACGACCGGGTCGCACTAAAGCCTCATCCACCCGGTTGAGATTAGGTAAGTTGGTGGATATGACGAATTTAGTATTCGATGACACAACACCGTCCGTCAAATTGAGAAGGTTGGTCATGTGTTTGTTACCGTCTTCTCGGCGACCCACGAAGGCGTCGGCGTCTTCAACAACGACTAATTTGGGCGATTTTTTTCGGATAGTGCTAACCAGGTTGGGATCTTCAAGGGCATAAGCGTCATCTATGATCATGATGTCTTCACCGCATGTCTTATCAAACTCCATTATGAGTGCTCGAATAAAGGTGGTTTTACCTGTACCTGGAGGGCCAATCAGCAAGTTAACGTTACGTGGGTCTTCGATGATGTCAGAGATGATATCATTGGGGTCTTTGTCAAAATAGGGATACATGTCGTATGCAACCTCTTTGACGGTTTCTTTAATGATGGCGTCATTAGTTATCTCAAGTTCATTATTCCTAATCCCCACGCGTTTAACCATTATGGATTTAGTGTCTATAGTGATGGTTTTCAGCCTTTCCACTATTTCATTTATCCGATTAAAATCCGCCAAGACCGTGATTAAAGCGTCGTGTTCCGTTGGACGTATCACAATGACCCCCACTATATCCCCGTCGAGTACACACAACAGATCATTCATAAAAGGTACAGCGGAGTATCCCGTTTCATCACCTTCCTTAGTGAGTTTTTTGAGTATGTGGAAATTCAACGCATCGATTCCGTCCTCAATACCTACTTTAATTTGCTTATTCGCCGTGGAAAAACCACCAAAAGAGAGTAAGGTCGTAGCCGTCCCCTGTACTAATTTGAGCCCATTCGGCACCACGCTCTGGTAATACATGTGGTTGAGGAGGTCGTGGTACTTCTTATCAATCTTTGTGTTATAGTACATTTTTTGATTCCTTTTTGGTGACATGAACTTTTTGTGAGTTTAAGTTTCCTGGTGCGGGATATTAAATAATCCAGGACGTTTTTTACGACAAACCGTTGGCCAGTTTAAACGCGGTTATTTTATACGGGTCATAGAACCCTTGGTTATCAAAAAGTGTTATAAACGACTCTTCTAACTCAGGTGTGATTTCCACTTTATCTGAAGGGATGGCTACATATCCCACCGACACAAAGTATTTGTTCTTTTCCGCTTCAATTGTTTCGGCAAGGAACTCGCTAAGACGTTTGTCGATTTCCTTACTATTACCGAACGTGGGCTCCAGTTCCACGATACTGTGTTGTTTGAGGTTATATTCCGGGTCGTAATAGAAAAGGGCTGCCCAGAACGTCCAGTTACGTTGATACCGTTTGATGGCATCGACTATGGCGAACTTGGCTTCCTCCACATTCGTTTGACGGGACTGATACAAGTAACGGTCCACGTGCGCCATACCGCCCACCAGAGGGTCTTTAATGATAGACCCTCCCGCTATATAGAAGTACTGCGAAAGTCTGTCAGCGGCCCGTTTAACCTGCTTGGCGTTCTTTACATTCAGCATTACAGTGCTACCCTGTATTGTGTGTTCTGGTATTTCGGTTTATACGGATTGTTGTGGGCTGTTCGGGCAATGTCAAACTCTTTAGGTTTACAACTGAAACCGTACTCCCTAAACAGAAAGACGGTGCACTGAAGGCGGTCCCGGTTGATGTCATTCATCAACTGGTGTGCCACACCCACCGCTGCTAGGTCTTCATTCTCGACGGCCCAAATTTGATCCTCATTCGTGCCAAAAGAGAATTGGACAGGAGTGACAGTGTCCTTGTACCGAACCATGCCCATGTACCCTTCCTCGACCAACGTTCTCATGATACCAGGCAATTGTTCACGCTCTTCCAACGCCTGATCGATATAACGATGTGGGATCTTGGTCTCCAACAAGAATTTTAAGAAACCGTTCCCGATGTGGGGGTCTACCCGTTTGATCAACTTATGAATCACCTTACGGAGCTTTTTATAATCCAAGTGGTAATTCATCAAAAGGGTGATGAACATATCCGTTTCGCTCAAAAGAGCCTTTTCCGTTTGCATGTAAACTGATCCTTATCAGTTGGTTACATTTTCGTTTACGTCTATCTCTACAATGAACGTGTACCCTAACCAAAAACCCTTTTTCACCACGTCTTTGGTTGGGTCAAAATTACGCTCATCGTTCACCGCTATTCTTAACAGGGTATGTCTAACCATTGTAAACAGCGTTAGCACGGTGTCGTACAAACGTTCTGTCACTACAGGGTCGTTCAGTGCCTGGTCGTATTCGGCATACGGGATGAACATCTCTGTGATTTCTTGATCAATGATCTCCTCATCGTCAAGAGTCAGAAAAGATAAAAGTCGTTCTGACACCAATTCCCCAATGACACATTTGTACTGGATGACGCTCTCATCCAACGCAATAGTAAAACTTTCTTTACCCCGTTGTATTCTAACACGGAAAATATTATCGCAGTCGATTGCTACGTGCATCAGGATAGTCCCTCACAAAGTTCAGTTAAGCTATTGGGGACAGGGGTGAGTTCAACCCACAGAATGGTATCAAACCCAACACGTTTTAGGAAACACACGCCCGTTACAATCTGTTGCGCATTGTTGAGTCCTTTAATTACATCCACCATACCACCGACCATGTTTGAAGCCACTAACTGGGCTTCATGTAAATACATGGTATATTGAAGATTGGACAAATCGGTGTATTGAACATTTACATAGTCGTGGAAAAGATCGAATATCGTTTCGTCTAATGACGCCATCGACGTGTCAAACGCAATACTTTCAACATGTAAGTATTCAGCCACCCTATCCAGGAAAAGGTCTGCGATGGATAAAAGAAATGGAGAACTCGACTTTAAGTAATCTCGGGTTGAAAACACTACATTCATGACCCACCAGCTTTTAATAAAAAATAAAAATGATAAAAGGCACAGACTTTGTAGGTCTGTGCCTTGTTGTGAGACCTACGCCTCCTTATACCCTTCTGGCTCATAATGCTGCAGCGCCAACATCACGATAGTCAGAGGACTCTGAGCGTTTCGAATGGTTTTAATCAACCCGTTGGACGGGTCGATTTTACCACCTTCTATCAGACGTTCCAGTGTCTGAATAACGGCAGTGTCTGATTTATGAAACGTTGCTGACAGTGCCAACGTCAAAAACAAGTCCAGTTCTGAGTACATTGTTCTATTCCTTCTTGATTCTTTGGGGGGTGACATTTTTTATTATCAAATTATTGCGTAATCGGATATTTATTTACGCAGGTACTGCGTTATCTGGAATGTAGTCCCATCCTCAGCAAAGTCGTCCATAACGCCCAGCTTCTCTTTTAATTCTACCGGGATACTCACGTTATCCCACCCCGCTTCTTCCCGCTCGGCTCCATGTATAAAGTGTTTCTTAAATACAATGGGCTTTTCGGGGGAAATGGTTAATCCGGTATCCCTCTGAATATAACTACCATACCGCATTGAGGTGATTATGATATCGTACTCCTCTTTAGCCAGTTCCAGTTTGACAGTGCGGGTGAGATCACCATCCAATGGCGTCAGTAACAACACCTTGTCTTTCAACGGTGGATTCTTAACGGTACCGATTTTAGCCACCTGTAGGTAACCAACACTACCGGCACCCCTAAGGGTTGGGCGAATGACGTCCGTAAAGCGGCGCAATTCTTCCCACACTTGGAAGCCTTCCCCAGACATAAGCTCTCTGCGAGCTTCGATGATCTCACTGATAAGACTGTGTCCATAAAAACAAGCAACCGAACCATTATTAAAGTTCCGGTACGGAATCAACCCGATCTTCAACAACTTTTGGAGTGTTTCACCAGAAACAGGGTAGGTTACTGAACGCTTGGATGTGCGCAGGACGCGTAATACATAAAGCTCTTCATTTTTGGGGCGCAGACCAACTTTTTTAATTGCCACCTTTTGTTCTCCTTAGAACGGTATTGGTTAATACTCCTTTAAATAATATATATTTGAAATTTATTTAAAAGGGCATAAAAAACGAAGGGGACTTTAGTCCCCTTATGATTAAAAAGTTTCAGCCAGTTTATAAGCGGTATCAGCTAATCTGAGCGCCACACCTATAGCGCCGGTCGGTCGAGCGCTAGCAATTAACTGAGTAAATTGATCATCCAATACTTTAACCGAATTATCAAACTCCACCAACGTCCCCCACTCAGCAACCGTGTACTCGTCTTTATGTGAGATTACTATACCTCGAACCTCCATGTAAGCAGACTTAACTTTCGTATATTCCAGTGCGACTTCGGGCAAATGTGTGATTAACTTGGTGGGTTCTTGTTCAATCGACTTCAGTTTACTTTTCGCTAAACGAACGGTGTCCATGGCTTCTATTAAAGTCTCCAATTCTTCGTCACTGAACGTGTCACGTTCCACGATGTTCACCAAGTCGCCGTTTTCGTAATAATACTTTACGTTAACGGCTGAGACTAGAACATCGGTGTTCTCTGAAATCGTGGTGTTGACACATGCACTGAGGGCACTGACCATAATCAGAGCTAAAAGATAATTCACAATTTTCATTTTTATTCACCTATCGTTTTATTTCGTTTGTTAACCCATTAAAACAGCGTACCAAGTAAACCCACCATCGTCACTCATAAGACGTATAAAGTATTCATTTCCACTTATAAAGGTGGGGGCAGGATTTAACCAAACCACAGAAGCAGGCCACGTCACAGTACCGCTGTCATACGAAACGCGTAGGACCTTTTCTGTAAAAACGGCTGAGGGTACATTCGTGAAACTGAATGTGGTGTTCTCGTCCACTAACGCAATGAAATAGTCAGACACTGAGCAGTTGATTACACCGTCAGTCAATATCTCTATGTTGCGTTTGGTTTGACCCGTTATAGTCGGGGACTCAAGTGTTTTGTTCGTTAAAGTGTCTATGCTGTCAGGACTTATCCCCATGACCACAACAGACCCGTCACCATGTTTACTGTACAGGGTTCTGTCAGCTGTATTTACAGCCAATTCGCCAATGTCTATCTGCTCAGGCGTTGGAACTTTCCCTTTAACTGTCGATCGCAGTAATTTTAATTTCCTTGACACGTCTACCACCCTTACGGATTTATATAAATCCGTCCACTTGTTAAAAGAGACATTTAACTACTTTAAACAATATAGAATAAATGTGAGACGCCCAAAGGGCGCCTCACACCGTACCTAAACTTTATATAAAGTTTAGAAGGTACCCATATCCAGAGTGTAAGAACCCTGTTCAACAAATTCGATGGTCCGCAGCGGAGTCATGAACTTGTCATTGGCTACAGCAGCGATGGCTTCGGCCTGAGTAGCAGTCGCGAAGTTATCCACGTTACCCAGACCAACATCAGCTTTAACCAGTACTACTGTACCAGTGTAGCCGTTAACTGTATCAACAGTGTTGACCTGTGCACCCGCTTCAACACCATCCAGCTTGACTTTGTCAGCTGCAGACATTGCGCCAGCAGCCAGGGTGGTGGCTTCAGTGATGCTGATGACTGGGTTAGCGGCATCAGTAGCATCAACAACGATTGCGCCAGTACCGGTTACAGAAGAAACACCGGTGTTCAGTGCGCCAATCTGAGCATCAACGTAAGTGATGTCAGCTTTCAGATCCAGTGCTGCCTGAGTAGCAGTGGAGATCGGCTTGTCGGCGTCAGCGGTGTTATCGACGTTTTCCAGACCCAGGTCTGCAGCAGTGATAACCACGTTACCAGTACGACCCTGTACAGT